TGAATTACGCCAGATGGGGATACCGGTGGTAAACTTTACACCGAGCAAAGGAAATGATAAACATACACGTGTTAACTCAGTTGCACCTCTATTTGAAAGTGGATGCATATGGGCGCCCACCGAAAAACAATTTGCTCAAGAGGTGATTGAGGAGTGCGCAGCGTTTCCATACGGGGATCATGACGACCTGGTGGACTCGACAACACAAGCGGTCATGCGATTTAGACAAGGAGGCTTTCTTGAACATCCTGAAGACTATGTGGAAGAAACTGTTGAACAAACCCCTAAAACGTACTATTAATACCGTTTGTATAAATCCTACGATAAGGGGAAAAATTTTAAATGTACGCCACGATATTAAACATATTAATCAAAGCACTTGGAAAGTTGCACCCTTTAGTCAAAAAGATGCAATCCAAAATAGATGATGCAGCTAAAAAGAATAAAGACGACAAAGTTGTAGATTTTCCTAAAAAAGATTTAGACGTTGTTGCTGGAGAAAAAGCTTATAGAGCCTTGAGCGAACTTGATATTGAAAGAGCAACTAAAGAACAGCTTAAAGATTTTCAAAAAGACTTAGAAGAGGTCATCGATTTAGGACCAGATAAGTTAAGCAAACTTCCCATTGATCAACAAGGTAATTTCTTTAGAAACGTAAAAAGATTTGAAAGAAGACTTTTACAAGACCCTAGCAGCGGAGAAGGTATAGCAAGCCTCAAGCAGCCAGAAGCTCCTGTCTTGAAAATAGAATCAGGCGAAAAGTTAACGGGTTTAGGATTAGAGAGTTTACAAAAGAAACTTGGTTTACCCGTAGACGCACCTGGTCCAAGAAAATCAAAAATTGATCAAGGAATTCTTGGAATGAAAAGAGGTTTTGCAAATATGGAAAACACTGCAGCTGAAATTGGAGCAGAAGCAGACCAAGTTTCAAAACAAGGCGATGATATATTTGGTACCATGCGATTAGAAAATTTAAGGGATGAAGCAGAGCTTAGAGGTGTTGCAAGAGTATTAATCAATGAAGATATTAAATCAGGCAGATTAAAAAATTTATCTCCAGGAATGAAAAAAGGAATGTTAGAGCCAACAGGATCAGGATTAGACGGTGACCCGATTGATGTGTTATATAGATACTATGATAGAGATGCGCTAGAGGTTTTAGATATGCTTGTTAAGAAACACGGTGCAACACCGGATGGAATTGATTTAATTAAGCTTGATCTTAAAAACAAAGTTGACATTCAAGATTCTTTTGAATTTAAACCAAGGGAGTTTCCAATGGCAACACTTGGAGGCAAGGAAGGAAAAATACCTTTAACTCAAAAAGAAGTAGTGGAATTTTTTACCGGAGTTGATGCAAATGGTAATCCAGTATCAAAAGAAAAATTAAAATTTTATAATAAACATATTGATCTAGCCGATGACGAGTCGAATGTTCAAGGTTATTTAAACAGATTCTTACAAGATCAAAATGATCAAGGACAGTTTTTAAAAAATTTACCCTCTAACTTTAGCACGAAAGGTGCAGTAGAAATGAAAGGTACAAAATTTTCTGCTGAAGAAATTGATAAGTTAAAATTCAAAATCGGCCCAGAAGATGATTTTTATGTTGTACCAGATGACCCTCCAGAAACTCCAGAATTTGCATCAGGTGGCCGTGTAGGAAGACAACTTAATGCTGGCGGAGGGCTCGCATACTTAATGGGACTATAAACCCATGGCTGTTAATGTTCCAAAAAATTATATCACAGGAAAAGAATTAGAAGAACTTACAGGTATTCCTAATCTTGCTCTTAAAGCAAAAGAGCTGATGTATCGTCCTAAGGCAGAAAAAAGACAAAAAAATATTTTTGGAGATTTTTACAGAAAGACCTTAAAAGCAAAATATTTTGATATTGGACAAGGGGGTAGCTTTGGAACACTGCATTATTTAAAACCTACACCAAATCAAATTAAAACAATTAAAGAATATCATTTAAGAAAAGGTGCAAAATACGGTGTCACACAAGAAACTGCAGACAGAATGAAACGTTTTTATAATCGTCCAGAATTTAAAAAGTATATTAGAAAAGGAGAGTTTATTCCAGATGAGATATTAAAACAATATGGAGTCACACAAAACCAAGCTGCAAATACTACATATCGTTTAGCACAAGTTTTAAATGGAAAAAAATTTGCAAATGTTAAAATTGACTTACCAAAAAATAAATCAGTAGCAAAAAAACTTATTAAAAAAATTGATAAAGCTCCCTTTGGAAATCCCTATCAATTAGCAGCTTATAAAGAAGCACAAAACGTAATTACTGGGGAACTAGGTGAGTCTTATTTTAAAAATACTAATTTTGAAACAATGAAAAGAGAGGCAAGAAGAATTTTAAATCGTGAAGGTGTTCCTGTTTTTGACCCAAAGAAAAAAAATTCTTTTGGTTTTAATGTAAACGAAATCATTGGAATTAAAACAGCGTCAAGACAAGGATTAGCTCCTTATTCACAATTTATAAATATCATGGAGGGTAAATTAAACACAGCTCAGTATGCTAACTTTGTAAGACAATTTGAAAAATTTAATAATCGTATGCAGACCGAAGCAGACCAAACAAAAGTTATTAAAGAGTATAATGAGTATAGAAAAAATTTTATTAAAAAAAATAAAGGAATTAAAGACTCAGACATGCCTAAAATATCTTTTAAAACTCCTGAAGAAATTTATGGCAAAAGAAGAATTTCTAGTTTAACGAACCAAGGACTTGATTTAAATAAATCTTATGAGGATGTTGGTTATTCTATTGATGTAGGTAAAAAAACAAGAACCTTAAAAGAATTTATTGCTGATCCTAAAAAAATTTCTAAATTAAAAAAGTTTGGAAAAGTAGGAGCAATCACTGGAACTGCTTTATCTATACCAGCAATTGTTTCAGCAAAAGAACCAGATGATTTTACATCGGAACAAGTGGGTTATAATTTAGATAGTGATGTTGAGTATGGCGATCCAGACACTTGGAATTTAAAAGTTGGTGATTTTTTAGAAACGGGTGCAGTCGCCACTGCAATCGCACCTCTTGCAACTAAAAAAGGTAGAAGTATTTATGGTAAAGCTGCAGGAACGATTGCACGAGGTGTTGGAACTCCGCTTGGAATAGGACTACTTACTGCTGGTCTTAGTCCTGAAGGAGGTTATGATTTATCAAAACAAGAAGATAGACTTGGTTTCGAAGCTGAAGCTGCTTTGTCAAGAGACCTTGTTAGACAAAGTCAAAGATTTGCAAGAAAAATTCCTGCATCAAATCCGTTGTTAAGACGTGCAACACAAGGTATTTTAAATTTAGGCTTGCCTGCAAGATTGGCAACAACTGCAGCAAGAGTTGCAACACCGCTTGGATTATTATCATTAGCAGGTGAGGCTGGACTTTTCACCTATCAAGAGGCTATGAAAACAAAAGAAGCTATTGATGCAATGTCTGAAGAAGAAAAACAAAATTTTTTATCACAACAAGAACTTGATTCTTTGATGAGTGAAGCAGCTTTTGCATCCGGTGGCAGAGTTGGTTTTGAAAAAGGTGGACCTGGAGACAAAAAGAAAACAACACCCACATTAGATAAACCTACATTTCAAATTGATCCTAACGCACCTGTAGATCCTGCTAAAAGAGATACGCTAAAAGGAGTTGGAATTTTAGGAGCAGGAGTTGCATTGGGTAAACTTGGTTTGCTTAAATTAGGTAAAGCAGCAAAAGTAGCTAAGGTTGCTAAAGTTGCTCCACTTACAAAAGTGGTTGCACCATTAGGAAAAACTATGACTGAATTTCCTGAATGGTTTCCTACGTTAATTAATAGAGCTAGAAAAGAAGGAACACAAACTCCTATCTATGGCAACAAACAAATTAACTTAACAGAAGCAGAATATAATAAATTAAGTAAAGACGAAGCTAAAAGTTTTTACGATACTTATATGGGACGAACTGATGAATATATTCAAAAATTAAAAGCGGAAGGAGAACCTAGATATTTTAAATGGGTAAAGACGGATGAAATTGTAGGTTATAATTATAAATTAAAAGACCGACCTGATTTAGAGATTTCTGAATATAATGGAGAATCTGTATCTGTAACATTTCCAAATGCTTATGGAGAACCTGTAGAAATGTATTACAAAGCCCCTAAAGGAACCAAGGATGCAACTTTTGAAATAGATGATTCCGTTCCAGAAGTGAATTATATGGGATTTCAAGATGAGCACAATGTTGATTTTTATGGAGAAACTGTAAACAATTTAGATGAAGTTTTTGGCGGAGCTTCTGATTTAGAACAATACGTTTTAAAGACAAAAAAACCTAGAGTTACTCAAGGAGACGAAGTCGTGGCTAGAGCAGATGCTAGATTGGACTCTGTGCAAGATACCGCTGAGGATTTAGATGAATTTTAGCAAAGGTAAAAAATCAGGACCACCACCTAAATCAGGACCACAACCGCAGGGGGTTGAATATAACTATAATACTGTTAAAACAATAAAATTGGAGAACGCAAATGGCAATAGACAAAACTCTACCAAACGTAGAGCAAGAAATAACAATTCCATCTGAAGAAGAACAACTTGTTGAACAAGTTGAAGAGCAACAAGAAGTTGCAGAAAATCCTCTTGTAGATGTGCAAGAAAATGAAGATGGATCCGTTGATATTAGTTACGATCCAGCAACGGCTTCAATTGAAGGCGGAGAAAATCATTATTCAAATTTAGCAGAACATCTTCCAGATGATATTTTAGGAACACTTGGTTCCCAACTTTATGGAAATTACACAGATTACAAATCATCAAGAAAAGATTGGGAGAAAAGTTATCGTGAAGGATTAGATTTATTAGGATTTAAATATGACAATCGCACAGAACCTTTCTCAGGTGCGTCAGGTGCAACTCACCCTGTATTAGCAGAAGCCGTGACTCAGTTTCAAGCTTTGGCGTACAAAGAATTACTACCATCCAACGGACCTGTTCGAACACAAATTCTTGGTATACCAACACCAGATAAAGAACAACAATCAACTCGTGTAAAAGATTTTATGAATTATCAAATCATGGATCAGATGAAAGAGTATGAACCTGAGTTTGATCAAATGCTTTTTTATTTACCTTTAAGTGGTTCAACATTTAAAAAAGTTTACTACGATGAAGTTGAAGGAAGAGCGGTATCAAAGTTTGTACCCGCAGACGATCTAATTGTACCGTACACAGCAACCAGTTTAGATGATGCAGAGGCTATTATTCATCGAATTAGAATTTCAGAAAATGAACTAAGAAAACAACAAGTTGCAGGATTTTATAGAGACATAGATTTAAAACCAGGACAGCTTCGAGAAGACGAACTACAACAAAAAGAGAATGAACTTGATGGTCGAACAAAATCATCAAGAGATGACGACGTGTTCACTCTTTTAGAATATCACATTAATTTAGATTTAGAAGGTTTTGAAGATGTTGACACCGATGGTGAACCAACAGGAATTAAACTTCCGTACATTGTGACCATTGAAGAAAACTCAAGAGAAATTTTATCTATTAAAAGAAACTATGAGATAGGTGATCAAAAGAAAAATAAAATACAATACTTTGTGCATTTTAAATTTTTACCAGGTCTTGGTTTTTATGGTTTTGGTTTAATCCACATGATCGGTGGACTATCAAGAACAGCAACTGCTGCCTTACGACAACTTCTAGACGCAGGAACATTATCAAATTTACCTGCAGGTTTTAAACAACGAGGAATCAGAATTAGAGATGACGCACAGTCAATTCAACCAGGTGAATTTAGAGACGTTGATGCACCTGGTGGAAATATTCGTGATGCATTTATGATGTTACCATTTAAAGAACCATCACAAACTCTCTTAAATTTATTGGGTGTCGTTGTAAACGCAGGTCAACGCTTTGCATCTATAGCGGACTTGCAGATAGGTGATGGGAATCAAAGCGCTGCAGTGGGAACGACAGTTGCGCTCTTAGAAAGAGGAAGCAGAACCATGTCCGCAATTCATAAAAGAATTTATGCAGCACTTAAAAATGAATTTAGATTACTAGCTAGAGTTTTCAAACTTTATCTACCACAAGAATACCCCTATGATGTGGTAGGCGGTCAAAGAATGATTAAACAAACAGACTTTGATGATAGAGTCGACATCTTGCCAGTTGCTGATCCGAACATTTTTTCACAAACACAGCGTATCTCCCTTGCGCAAACGGAACTTCAACTGGCATCATCGAATCCACAAATTCACAATCAGTATGAAGTTTACAGAAATATGTATGAAGCATTGGGTGTAAAGGACATTGATAAAATACTTATTCGACCACAATCCCCTGTACCAAAGGACCCTGCGTTAGAGCACATTGATGCTCTTGCAGGGAGACCATTCCAGGCATTTCCTGGTCAAGACCATAGAGCCCATATTACTGCTCATTTAAATTTTATGGCAACAAACATTGCAAAAAATAATCCAATGGTTACAGCAAGTTTAGAAAAAAATATTTTTGAACACATTTCATTAATGGCTCAAGAACAAACTGAAATTGAGTTCAGAGATGAAATGCTACAACTTACACAAATGCAACAAGCCGCACAAGCTAATCCACAAATAGCACAACAAACACAGATTCAAATTAGGATGTTGTCTGAAAAGATGGAATCTAGAAAAGCTGTGTTGATTGCTGAAATGATGGAAGAGTTTTTACAACAAGAAAAGAAAATTAGTGGTGATTTTGGTAATGATCCAGTTGCAAAACTAAGAGCCAGAGAATTAGATCTTAGAGCAATGGAAAATGCAAGAAAAGAAAAAGAAGGTGAAGATAGAATGAGTCTTGATCGTATGAGAACGATGATGAACCAAGAAAATCAAGACGAAAAATTAGAACAAAACGAAGAATTAGCAAAACTAAGAGCTAATACGTCGATTGAAAAGACTATTTTATCTAAAACATTGCCAAAAGCAGACGATATGATGGGTAATGTTGCAATTATTAGAGGAAAAAATGACTCAAACTAAAAAACAAGACCAAAAAATTGCAAAAGTGATGAGAGAGTTTAAAAAAAAGAAGCTTTCTATTGGAAAATCTGATAAAAAAGTTAAAAATAGAAAACAAGCGATCGCTATTGCTTTGCGAGAAGCAGGCGTAAAACAAAAAAGGAGTAAAAATGGAAAAACTAAATAAAATTAAAGAAGCAAAAGTTGGTGAACAAGAGATCCAGATCGATCCACGTTCAAAAACAACTTACAACGCTGCTTATAATCAAATTGCTACTGGTGGACCTGAGTTAGAAGTCCAAGGACAAGGTTCAGTGCTTCCAGAAAAAAGAAGAAAATCAAAAGCATTTTAATTATGTGGTTATCGGCAATAAAATTAGCGGTTTCTGCTGGCAGTAAAATTTATGCCAACAAGCAGCGAACAAAAATGGCAATGTCGGATGCACAGCTTATGCACGCACAAAAAATGGCCCAAGGTCAGGAAGCTTACCAAGGAAAACTTTTAGAAGCTAGACAATCGGACTGGAAAGACGAGGCAGTTTTG